ATACTTCTTTTGAGCGTCTTTTAAACGATCCATTTGATTAACACAACTTGTTAATCCTAATAATGTTACTAATAGTAATTTTTTCATAGTTTTAATTTGATAAAGGTGCTTTAATTGCTGGATGTGATTCATAATTTTCAAGTTGCAAGTCTTCAAAGAAACATTTGCAATATGCATCATTCGTAAAACCATCAAATACTGCTACAGCATCAATCTCACCTAGGCCAGCTTCGCCAGTCTCTGTTGGCCAAAACTCTGTGTTGATGGTCAATTTAGGCATCGTCATCATTTGTCGAGTTAGTTGTTCTCGTGCTTGATTAATATGATTTGAATATAAATGCACATCACCTAAATTTCCAATCAATTCATCTGGTACCATGTTTACTGCTTTGGCAATAATTTTAAGTAACAAAGCATACGAAGCGATATTGAATGGTAAACCTAAGAATGTATCTACTGAACGTTGATTCCACATTAGAGAGATTGCTCGTTTAGGGATGTTGTGAAAATCTAAAAATCCATGATGTCTATTATCATAATCGACAGTCCCATTCCTAGTTCTTTTTCTCATCAAATCTAATCTCTCATCCAAACTCAACTCTCTAGTATAAACTTGAAATCCATAATGACAAGGTGGAAGTACCATTTGATCTAATTCACCTACATTCCAAGCATTAACCATTAATCGTCTTGAGTCTGGATTTGTTTTAAGGTCATTGATTAGGTTTGAGATTTGGTCTACTTCATTGTGTCTAAAACCATCCCCATCAGGGTCCGGATGATCATAGAAGAAATTTTCCCATTTTCTCCATTGTCTACCATAAATTGGACCTAATTCACCCCACTTTCTAGCAAACTCATCATCTGTTTTGATACCGTAGATAAACATATCCTTAGACATCGGTTCATCATAATCTGGCTGCACATCCAAATTAGGTGGACACTCAGGTGGAGTGAAATTCTTCAAGTAATTCTTGTACGCATCACCATCCCAAATATGACAATTGTTGTCAACCAAATATTTGATATTTGTATCACCACGTAAAAACCATAACAATTCAGTTACGATTGTTTTAAATGGCATTTTCTTGGTTGTCAATAAAGGAAAGCCTAGACTCATGTCGTGTCGAATCTGTCTTCCAAATACTGAAATAGTACCTGTACCAGTGCGGTCTTGTTTTTCTACTCCATTGTTTAAAATGTCGTGGAGTAGTTTTAGATAGTCGTGTTCTATATTGTTCATATATTTTTTTTAGGTCTACCACGTTTTACTTGTAAAACTCTTGGAAGAGGTTGATTCAGTACTTTTTTAGGGCGTCCACGGTTGTCTTTTCGAACACTTGCAGGAAGTTTATAAATAAACTCTTCTGCATAGTAGTAAAAATCTAAAATAGTACCGTTGAATTTGAGGAAACGTTCCTCTAGTTCTTCTCTAGAAATTTTGTATTCAGAGGTAAACGCCTCATATAAAGCAACCATACGATTTGTTTCTTCCTTCTCAAAGTCTTCCATCAATTTTTTGTAACGTTGAAAATCAACACCAGCAAGTTCAAGTTGAAAACGAGTATCGTGTTTAGACAAGTCAAGTTTGTCTTTTGCAGTATAAAGTGCAAGTTGTGCTTGCCAAAAATATGAAGATGGGTTGAAATCACCGTTTAGAATACGGTCCTTGAGCAAAGCACGTTTGCCTAGCGGAACAACTTTGTCTGTGTGGGTTCTCCACCACATAAATTTGTTGTAGTTGAGAGGTTGGAGCTTTTTGATATGGCTCATAACTGTTTCTCTACTGTGGCGAATGCTTCCTTCTTTGATAAATGCGTACATAACCTTTATTTTCGCTAAATGTACAAAGGCCCCTTTGGGGGGCCTAGTATTTTTTCAAAAAAAATTTAATTATTTGTATGGCACGTAAGATGTAGTACCACCTTTTTTAACTGCCTTAAGAATTTGTTTTCTTTGTTTACCTGTTGACTCGTAAGACACGTGTACCCAATCTGGATTGGCATCTGTTCCGAATTCCCAGATAAGTTGGTCAAACTCTAAATTATCTTTAATATATTCAAAGATTTCTGCATTAGTTACTGATGTTGCATCCATGTCAATATCAATAGCTTCTCCTGTACAGTGTTGGGAGGTATTACTTCCTTTAATAGCTTTATTAAGAGCTTCTGAACGGTATCCTGAACTGATATGAATAGGGACACCAAAATGTTCACGGATTGGTTGAAATACCTTCTCAGCCAATAATTTGAAGTTCTCAATATGCGCTTCGGTAGGCATATTACTTACACCTTTTCTTTTAGCAGTTTCTGATCTAATTACTTCTGCTAATGATAAGTTTTTACTTAATTGCATAGTTTATTTATTTAACGAATTGATAATATTTGTATGTTTTTGCTTTACGGTCTTCTAAACCATGAGTACCTCCGTTGATACGTTTTGTCAATGCTAAAATAGCAGCGTCATTAATTCCTTGATCGCAAATAGCCCACAATTTGTTTCTTTCAAAGAAGAACATTGCTGATTCAAAAGAATATTTTGTAGCTACTAGATCAGGATTTTCTAGTATTTCATTGTTTCCTAAGTACTTTGCAAACGCCTCGTAATTTGCTTTACCAGTCAATTGCAATGCACCACGACCTCTAAATTTCCAACCATCGCCTGAAGCTTCATCACCGTTACCCATACGAGATGCGTAAACACGGTTGGCAATTTTTTCAGGTTGACGAGCATAAGATTCTTCCAATGTACCCGGGAAATATTTTCCAAAGATACCTTGTAGACCTTGTGCTGAATAATTTAGGTTTTCGCTAAATGCTTTAAAACCACCTGTTTCGTGTGATGTTTGGGCAAAGAAATGTGCTGCACGAATTGGGGTTAATTTAAGCAACGTCATTGCTGCTTTCATTGTACCAGGACCAAAAGCACCATCTGCGGCTACTCCTGCTCTTTCTTGTAAACTTTTTAAACTCATTACTTTTTATCTTTTTTATTTATCCATTTATCAACTGATGCAATACCGAATGAACCTAAAACGATTACCATAAATCCATCAAAAATAAATTTGTTGATTAATAATGGTTTACCATAAGCTCCGGTAGCTAAGTCTACTACTAAAGCTACTACTAGCATAAAGAATGCGATAAAACCAACTACTGATTTTTCGTTGATTGAATTGTTGTCGTCAAATAACTGTTTAAAGAAATTTCTCATAATTTTTGTATTTTTGGTCTATTAGTTAATATAACCTCTTTTTCCCAACCTCGTTTAGGAATATCTTTTTTCTTTTTGTTTTCTTCGGGGAGGGTAATATCTTCTTTTCTATAAAAAAGTAGATCTCCTGTTGAATCATTTTTTTTTAAAGAATAAGGGGATAAATCTACTGCTTCTACCCACATGCTGTCTGGTGAATAGTATAACCAAGCACCTTCTTTTGCTCTTTCATAGATCCAGTTTTCAACGTAATCTAGAAACATTAAAGTGTTGATATATTCTTGCTCTAGTGATTGGTATTGCCATATAGAAACAGAACCAGTTCTAAGTAGAGAATCTCTTCTTCTAAGTACCGAATCCTTATAGGCTATTTGAATTTTAGCGCCAGCAATCTTTTTCTTTTGACTTTCAAAAATGGAATTAATAGTATCAGCTTGACCCTTAGTTAAAATAACAAAAGTATCACCATCAATTACCTTCTGAATCGGGTAGTTTGATTGGCTGAAACTCAAATTCGCGACCATTATTAATACTATTAACAGTTTTCTCATCTTTCAATTCTTTTTTGATTTGCTTTACAACTGATTTTGTACTATCTAAGTCACCTATAACTTCAGAAACCATCTCTTCCAGGTTTGCTTTTTCTTTTACTAATTCTTTATTTGCTGTTTTTAATTGCTTTACGTTACTTGTTAGCTTTTGATTTGTTTGAGTTAGTTGTTTATTTTCTCCATTTAAATGGATGTTATCTTCAACTACTACTACGTGTCCATGACCACTAGAGAAAATATCAAGTAGAACTAAGGCTATAAATGAGGCTCCTACTATGAGTAACTTTTTCTTCATAGTTATCTTTTCTTACTACCAAACAATGCTAGTACTGTCTCTTTTAAGCTTTTAGAGCTTTCAGTGCTTTCTTCTAGTTTTTTCTCTAGATCTTCACGATACTCACCTTCTAGTTCTTCTACTCTTGATCGTAGATCTTCTTCACTTTTCATCAACCTGTTTAGAAATATCCAACAAAGATAACCTAAGCCAAGGACTGCAAATCCTAAAACTCCATACTGTGTTAATACTTCAAATGGTCCGAATGACATTATTTTCTAGGTTTACGTTTGGTTGTAGTTTTTTTCTCTTTTAATTCTTCTTGTAAACGATCTTTTTCAGCTAAATGACGCTTAATGAATAGCCAAGCTACATAGCCTAAAGCTAAAACGGCTAGACCTAATGGACCGTAGTCTGCAAGTTGACCAAATACTCCAAAATCAGGAGTTGTAGTTGCTGTTGTGTCTGCGATTAATGGTAACATAGTTTTCTTTTTATTATACATATAAAAAAAGGGGGTAAGATTTAACTTACCCCCGTTTCATTTTTATGAATAAATGTTTACCCCTCGCAGCTAACACAATCTGCAGTACGTTGAAGATTATCTCCTCTTAAAATACTTTCTGAGCGCATGTAATATAAAGTTTTAATACCTTCTTTCCATGCCAATTTATGTACCTCACTAATGTATTTTGGTGAATCAGATGGATCAAATGTTAAGTTCAATGAAATAGCTTGGTCAATATGTTTTTGACGAATACCATTTTGACGAACAATTTCGTATGGATTTATTTCTTTGAATGTCAAGAATACTTGTTTTTCCTCATCCGACAAAATATGATCAGGCAATCCCATTACTGAACCTTTATCTTTAGCAATTTGTTCCCAAATACTATCGATGTTGAACCCTTTTGATTCAAGTAAACGCTCCAATGTTGGGTTTTTCTTGATAAATGTACCTTTAGCTGTTTTTAAGTTAAATACATTTGCTGGGATTGGTTCAATTGAAGGTGAAACACCACCTGAAATATTAGCATTTGATACTGTTGGTGCAATTGCTAAATGGTGTGTATGTCTCAAGCCTGTACCTTTACACCATTCTGGTTCTCCATATTCAATTGCTTGATCACGAGATGCTTTTAATGCTCCTTCTTCAATAAACTCAGACATTATTCGAGTGTAAGAGTTTGCTTGTAAGCCGGCAAATGGAATACCTTTTTCTTGTAAGAATGTATGCCATCCTAAAACACCAATACCAATTGCTCTACCTTTAAGTGCTGAACGGTAAGTGTTTTCCATAAACTTAACATTTTTGGCTCTGTCAATGAATTCTTGTAATACACCTTCTAGAAACCAGCATGTCAATTCAGGCAAAGTCATACCATTTTCAAATTTGTAGTCTTTCCATTCGTCCCAACGTGCCAAATTCAAAGACGATAAACAGCAAATAAATGAGTGGAGTGGGTCTGTATAAAGTGCAATTTCAGAACAAATATTTGTCATTGAAACGTGCAAGTTATTGTTTTTATATGCTTGAGGATTGTTGTTGTTGACATTGTCTTCAAACATGATGTAAGGTTCACCTGTTTCCAAACGTGTTTTAAGGATTTCTCCCCATAAACGTAAAGCGCGTGGGTCTTTATCCTCTAACTTGTTCATAAAGTCATCATCAATTACTACACACTGGTGTAAGTTGAGACACTGGCGGTTTACATCTCCTTTTGGGCGACGAATCATTAAGAATTCTTCGATATCAGGGTGGTTAATGTGTAAGTTAACTGAAGCTGCTCCACGTCTAACTGAACCTTGATTTGTTGCTAAAATAGTTGAGTCATAAATTTTAGCCCACGGAACTACACCTTCAGAAACACCATTACCCGCAATTTCTTTACCTCGGCCTCGAATTCGAGATACACCAATACCTACACCTCCACCTTGAGAAGATAAACGCATTAATTCAGAGTTTGCTAATGCAATTCCTTCAATTGAATCGTCTGTATCAATTCCAAAACATGAGATAGGCATACCACGTTCAGTACCTAAATTTGATAGTACAGGTGACGCAAGACACAACCAATTTTTTTCCATTGCCTCAGCAAAAAACGGAATTAAATCTTTACGTTTTAGTCTACGCCCGGCTGCTTTACTTACTCGGTTAAATGCTTTAAATACATTTTCTTCTGGTAATAAGTAACCTTGTGAAATGATTGAAGTACCAATTTCATCCATCCATTCAGGGAAATCTTTACCCTTCACCCATTTACTTGTGTCTACGTTTAATTTGCTCATTTGTTGTTTTTATAAATCGCTCCAGTCAGCGGTTGATTTTGAATAATCTGTTACTCTTCCTGCGAAGAAATCTTGATGTGTTTTACCACTTGTTAAATGTCCGAACCATTCCATTTGTTTCAAAAGATTAGGATCGATATCATTGTATAAAGGATTATAACCTAGTTCAATTAATTTTTGGTTGGCGCGTTCCTTGATAAAGTTTTTCAATTGAGCTTTATTCAATCCCTCAATTTCACCCATTTCAAATGCTTTGTCAATAAAGTCAAATTCTAATTTAACTGATAGATCACAAGCATCATAAATTTGAGCTTCCATTCCGCCATTCAATTCAGGCATTTCTTCCATCATTGTTCTGAATAACCAGCAACCTGCCTTTGAATGTAATGATTCATCACGTACGCTCCATTCTACAATTTGTCCGGTACCTTTCATCAAGTTACGCAATTGGAAAGACATCAAAATAGCAAATGAAGAAAATAAATTAACACCTTCAGTGAATGCAGAGAATATAGCTAATGAAAGTGCTTTTTCACGTAATGTATCTCCAGGCAATTCAACTAGACGATCGATTTTAGCTTTTGCTTCCTCGTCTTCCATGAATGCTTCAAAATCATCTAATCCAAGTTCTTCATTTAAACGAGCATAAGCCTCAGCATGAATTGATTCAAAATCAGCGAATGCACACGCCATAGCTTTGATTTCATGTTTGGGGAACCATACCGCTACCTTTGTTGCCCAATAGTCGTTTACATACGTTTCAGTTTGAGCAAACGATTTCAAGATATTACCGATTAGGCTTTTTTCTGATTCGCTTAATTTAAGTTTCCAGTCATTCAAATCTGAAGATAATGGGACTTCATCTGCTAGCCAATGGGCACGATGTTGATCTTTGTAAAATTCGAATGCGGTTTGGTATTCGAAAGGTTTGTAATGGGGTCTGAGTTCTGTTATCATGTGTTTAGTTCAAAAAATTTATTTGCCAACATTCGTTTATCTAAATCGTCAAAGTTATCGTTTGACTGTTTTTTTGGTGCAACTGTATCTGCTTCTTCATCGTAATGGTCTCCGATCGCAATGTGACCATTTGATGTATTAACATCTACTTGAAAAGTCAAACCATCCATTCCATATCTGTTTTTCATAATATGAAGTCGTCCAGTTCCGTTAACTTTATCTTCTTTCTTTCTTGATAATGAGAGCGATAAGTCGGTAATCATCATTTTATCGTAACTTCCCGCTGCTTTATCGCCTTCAATAATATCATCTTTGGCTCCCGCGCGATTTACCTGCGAAACCGACCAAATTGGTATGTTTAATTCGCGAGCTAATCCCTTGGTGCTTGTATAAATATCATCAATCTCTCCCTTACGGTCAACATTTCTTTTTCTTGTTGAAAGTAAATCAATGTAATCTATCAAGATAAGATCTGGTTGGATTCCTAAGTCAATTACCTTTTTAATATGAGATTCTATTGTATTTATAGTGGTTTTTCCCATAGGATATTCACGGATAATCAATTCTCCTGGTAGATCAGCTGTTAAGGTTTCTACTTCTGCTTTATGTTTTTCTAATTGGTCTACTGATGTTCCTGTAAAGAAAGCGTCATATCTTCGTCCTGTATATGCTTCACTTAACTCTAAAGTATAATGAATAACATTGTAACCCATTTTAACGGCATGTCCACCCAATGCAACCAATGTCCATGACTTACCTCCTCCAGGATTACCAAAAATCAATCCTAAATCTCCATTACCTAAACCACCTTGAATCAATTCATTGATTTGGTTCCATGGTGTAGGTACAATTGTTCTATGATCTTCACGGTAACGTGATTCAGTATCTTTTTTATATTCGTGACCAATGTTTTTGTCTTGTCCTGCTTTCATTGCTGATTCAATCATGTATTTGATCGAGTCGTAGTCTCCAGCTTTTAACAAATCTACACTATTCAATAGTGCTTTTTTCAATTGTTGGTTTTTACAAAACGTAGAAAACTCACTTTGAACATATTCTAAATCTTCAATATCTGCTCTATAGGCTTCACGTAATTGCTCTTTAACGGATACTTTAAGCACTTCATTGTCCATCTTTTTCATTTCAACCTTTAAGATGTCCATGGATATAACTGTGTGATAGCGCTCATAGTATTTGATTATTTCATTAATAATCCACTTGTGTGCGGGGTTGCTGAAATATTCATCACTTAACACATCTGAAATATTTTGTAAAAATTCCTTATGAGTTAAAAGTGATGAGATAACCTTCATCTGGAAGGATGGCCCATATTCGTCAATTGATTGGAGTGTCAAAACTTTTATTTTTTAAATTGTTAATAACTTTTATTTAATGTAAATATAATATTTATTCTTTATACTTCCAAATATAACCTCCAGAAGTTTTAGTAGTTCCTAAAAGAGCATTCTGGATTTTTAAATTTGTAATATCTTTTGCTTCTTGGGCAGATTTGTATTCTCTAACAATATTACCTTTTAGATCATATTGTATAACTGGTTTAAAGGTAGATTCTCTATTTCTAGTTTTAAGACTTTCTG